TAAAGAGTCATAACCTAATGCAGTATTATCCGTAGCACCATTCATAGCACCTTGCATAGATTGTGAGCCAACAGCAGTGTTATAGTTAGATGCAGCTGTTGTCCAAGTACCATTCATAGTATTATATCCTATGCCTGTGTTGTAAGTACCTCCTGTGCTACTTGCATTAACATCGTTCATTACTCCATAACCAATAGCTACATTTGCCGCGACAACATTTGTTCCACCTTTTAAAGCGTATGAGCCAATAGCAACATTATAATCGTTACTACCATTGTTAGAATCACTCATGGAATTATGACCTATTGCAATATTGTGATTTTCCCCACTTGCAGCCGTAGTCATTGCTTCTCTACCAATAGCTATATTTGCTTCTCCAGTAGTTAAAGCGTCTAAGGCATTTCCACCAATAGCAACACAATTACTAGCTGTTGTTATTGCTTGTAAGGTACTATACCCGACTGCCACATTTACTCCATCACCAGTTAATCCACTACCGGAAGCCCCACGCATTGCTTGATAACCAATAGCAGTATTATAAGCTGCATCTGTGCTATTTTCACCCGATTGATATCCCAACATAGTATTTCTATGACCAGTTGTAATATCTAATAATGATTGATATCCCAGTCCAACATTTTTATCTCCATCTGTAATGCTTTTTAAAGATTGGTATCCAATCGCAACATTCTCACTAGCATCATTTCCAAAATTGATATTACTCATCATAGATTGATATCCAAGAGCAGAATTACTTGCTCCATCATCCATAAACCTACCTGAATTATGACCTATGTAAGTATTATTAGCTTCAGTTCCTAAAGTAGAACCGGCAGCCTCACCCATTGCTACATTACCAGTTGCATTAGTTAATGCTCCTAGAGCATCAGTTCCTATTCCAACATTTGATGAGCCACCTACTAAAGCATCTAAAGCACTTTTACCTATTGCTATATTATAACCACCAGTCGTGGCTGAAGCTAAAGCACTATGACCTATTGCAACACTATAATGAGAACCATCCATAGCTCCTTTTAGAGTATTAACCCCAAGAGCTACATTTCCATTACATGCTGATGCCCAATTACCAGAACCTGATTCAGAACCAATAAATGTATTACCCCAATTATTAAGACCTGAACTATCATAAAAAGCCCTATAACCGATTGCTGTCACTCCACTAGCTTGACTGTGTTCTTGACCAGCTTG